CCAGATCCAGAAGAACTGAACCCGGTCCTTGGCGAAGGACTTCATGACGCGAAGGACATTCGCCGAGGGCTTCGCGAGGGGGATGATGATGACGCCGTTGGTATAGGAGTTGTCCTCTGCGAACTTCACGAACGTCCGGATGTCACGCTCAAGGAGACCCTTGTCCTTCTGACTGAAGATGATGAGCGTCGACCCGATCGTATAGAGATTGACCTTATCGAGCTGCCCGGCATCCACGGGCGTTGTGGTGGTGTCCAGCTTGCGCCGACCAAGAAATGTGCGAAGCGTCTCGAGTGCCTTGTCCTGCATTGTGCTTGTTGTCTCTCTAGACAGAAAGCGGTTCGTTTTTTCGTGGGATACCATAATGAACCCGACGACACTTCTTGTGGCCGGCCTGTTTGCCCTGATGGTCGTTCTCTATCTTGGACGCGAGCGCTTCCAGCCTGAATTCCTCGACAAACGCCAGGTCGGGAACACCGTTGCCCGCGAGCACTCCTCGTACGAGCAGTACACGAACCACATGGACCCCGCACCCGTTCAGATGGGACCGATTGGGGGCATGCAGACGCCTTTCCAGGTGAACCAGTATAAATCCTTTGTTCCCGTCTAAAGCGGTCTACGCGTCGCCGGAAGTAATCTCAGGAGAGATCATGTCATTTCCACCGTCGATGGTGCGGGCACCCTTCACAGTGACCCCGGAGCGAGAAGCCCCCCGCGTGTCCTTCTTGTATGCGAGAGACATTCAGGCAATGGGTCCACATGACCTTCTCCCAATGGGGTCGGAGTGGATCTCCTGGACGCGCAACGGGTTCTCCATTCCCCAAGCGCAGTTGGATCCGTCGTGGCCGGTCGTACGGATTACGCCGGGGAAGAATACGCAAGGAGGGCTCACGACGATGGACGTTGAACAGTATTTCAGAGGCGGTCGTCGCAAGAAGCGGTCTACGCGTCACGCGAAGAAGAAACGCAATGGAGTTTCGCGATCTTCCCGGCGAGCCGTATAAGAAAAAGAAGATTCCCAAAGCCTTAGCCGAGCAAGTCTGGATTTCCCGCATGGGACATCGCTTTGACGCCAAGTGTTACGTCGCGTGGTGCAAGAATAAGATTTCAGTGTTCGACTATGAATGCGGACACAACATCCCTGAGAGTAAGGGTGGCAAGACGACTCTTGACAACCTCATTCCCATTTGCGCACGCTGCAATCGCAGCATGAGCGATATGTATACCATTGACGAGTGGGTCGCGAAGTACCGCCCTCCGACGACCTCGAGGTTTACATGGCCAAAGTGGCTGATATACAAACGATGAAGGTCTACATCACAGTTCACCTTGAAACCCCATCCCAAGAGACACTTCTACAGCGCTGCTATACAAGCGTTCGACGGGTCCATCCCGACGCCTCCATTGTTCTTGTTCAATCGCAGACGAGTCTCCCCCTTCGCGGAGTCTATGATGCGACGGTCTGCGTGAATCCTGGTCTGTCATCCCTCGGAGCCATCTTCCTTGCAGGTCGCGATGAGGCTCCGTTTGTCTACGTTCTCCATGATAGCATGGTTGTCCTTCGAGAGCTCCCGTCTCTTCCTGACGAGGTCGATGTCCGTCCGATCTATCACTTCCGGGGCAAGATGTGTCGCGAACACTACCCCGTTGCAGAGCGAGTGTTTCGGCATCGCTACGCGGACTTCTTGCAGACCTATACGACCGGATGGTTGGGATGTGCCGTTGTCATCCGCCCCGAGAGTGCACGTCGCATCGTCGGAGAGGACCTCCTTCGACAGATCACGACGAATCTCCGGTTTCAAGCCATGGAGCGCATTCTTCCCGTCCTGGGTTCGATGGCAGGGCTTCGTCTTGGTTCGTCCGTCTGTGGTGACATCTTCGCATCTGATGCAGACCCCTGGCTGCATCTGAGCCGTTCCCAGGAGTCGATTGAGTCCCTACTGTCGATTCAACTCCCGATTGTCAAGACGGTCGGAGGACGTGTGAATGTTCCGCCAGGAGAGGAAGACGTTTACTCCAAGACAGCCGGAAGCCCAATCGCTTCCAACGACTTCCGATAGAACCAGATGAGCCGCACCTGGTCTTGGTCTGACAGTGCCGCAAACCCGAGCTTGAAGGACTTCCAGAGAACCTTACAGGCCTGCAAACACTCTTCGTATCCTCCTCGCTCATAACTGTGCGCGATGAAGAGACGGATAACTTCCCCGGCCCGGTCTTTGACGTAGAGGTAGTTGGTCACCATCTCGGTATAGTCCCCGTAATAGAGTTCGAAGATCGAGGGGTCCTCCAGGTAGACCGCCCAGAACATCTGCTCATCGGCGTGTCCGAGCTTCCGATTCAAGAACTCAAGGAACTTCCCCTCAACTCGCGTACAGAAGGTTTCCATGTAGTCTGCGCGTCCGGTAAAGAACCCGCTGCACAGCGTACAGAGTCCATTGCGGACGACATCCCGGAGCATCGAGGGAGGATAGTAGTCAATCGCACACGTCGAGAACTTGTCTCGGGTGGTCCAGAACACACGGTCGAGCTCTTCGACGTTCCGAAGACCCATGCGCTGAATGCACAGGTTGACCCACGCAAAATGCGTGGACCCGAACGGATTGTCACGAATCGCCTGCTTGAGCATTGCATAGCGGGACATGCAGAACAGATAGTAGGAGGCCGTGTTGCGGCTGTCGGGGGAGGGGTTGGTCTTCCGGTTCTCGAGGAGCTGGTCCCGATACTTGGTCAGCGGGAAGTCCTCAAACGACATCACGACAAACCGAGTCTTCGCGTGGAGATGCGCCGGCCGGATCGCCTTGAGCTTGTCGAGAAACGCTGGCTCGCAAAAGACGATGAGTGGGCGGTCAACTGCAAGGGTTGCCGTTGCATTGGCAAGATAGTGCTCTGCCGGGCGGTTCCGAATGGCGTCGCTCGCATCGGACATGGTTGTGAGGTCAAAGTACCCCGTCACAAGAGTCCACGTCGTGTCCATGCCGGTTTCTTACGGAGTCAGTGTAAACGGAATGATGCTATCGTTGTGGTCTGAGGGAAACCATCCGAGGTCAAGTCCCTTGCGCTCTGCATGCGCCCAGACATTCACCTCCCAGACAGCATGTGGGAGGAGGTCCTCTGCCGCGCGGCGAACTGCGGTGTCGAACTCTGCGACTTTGGACCGATGTGCAATGAAAAACCCGCCTGCAAACCGCCAACAGACAGCGTCTGTGAGAGACGTGGGTGTATGGGTCCAGATCCCAGCCGTTCGAATGCACGGCGTGGACGGGACGTTCAGGGTGCGAAGACGGGTTAGGGTTTCCGTGGGATGCCGGAACACATGCGGAAGTCCAAAGTCGACCCACGTGAACCAGTCAGACTCTGGGGCAAGCTCTGTCGCTCGAACAAGGAATTCGGTCTTCGCGAGGATGACTCGCATATACTCCAGCGTGTCGACGGGGCTTCGGCAAGCTGGCAGGGGGGCCGAGTCTTGAAGTGTCGATGCCGCCCAGGTGTCCTGAAGTGAACACCGGATGACTCGAATGTGAGGCGGAAACGTCCAGTCGAGGGTTTGGTCGAGAAAGAGAAGGAATGGACGCTCGAGTGCAACCAACGTGGCAAACTGGGCTCGATAGGTCTCCAGCGAATGTTTCGATGTGGTCAGAGGGAAGAACGCGCTAACAAACGTGTTCATTGGGTCAGCACTGCGTCAACCACGTAAAACCATTTGTTAGAGGTCCAATGTAGGAAGGCTCGGCTTCTCGTCGGGGCGTGTCCCGTTCGTCCTGTGCTGAACGACCTCATCCCAGAAGGCCTGGAGCTGGGGGAGGTGGTCTGAGAGCCAGTTGGGGTCCTTGGGGACAAAGTCCTTCTTGATGGACTGCAGGATCCAGTAAATCATCTGATACTCGTCGCTGTGCGTGTCCACATCATAGACGACCTTTCCGTCCTCATAGACCGCGAAGACTCCCTTCTGCTTGTCGGACTTCGACCACTCTGTATAGTTGACCTGCTTGAAGCGAAACTCGACATACTCGCACTCGTCAATGCCTGTGCACTCCATCTGCATCTGCATCTGGTGCACGTAGCCAATCGGAATCTCAGGCTTCTCTGCGCGACTCATCGGGCACTTGAATTCGACCAGACGTCCATAGCGCCGAGGGTCATCGTCAAGCGGGATAATCAGCCCATCCGGTGAGGCTCCGAGAAAGGGATACCGCGGATGCTGGGCGCAGGAGACATCAAGAATCGTGCACCGCGTGGTCTCCTCGTAGATGCGCTTGGCCACCGGCTCAAACCGAGTTCCCCACAGCAGAGCCGGAATGGGGTTGGACACCCCTGCGTCTCCCGTCGACGGAGGCTCGAGCTTCCGCAGCATCACCTCTTTCCGCCCTTCGGTTGAGCCGAAGACCTTGTAGACTTCCGACGCTGTAATCATTTCGCCTCGCTTCGCGTGCCATTGTGTGGTCCGCTGATCATTCTGCCCGTAAAGACGGAGAACACGTTCAAAGGCACGGTCCCGGAGCCAGAGGCGGCCGACGTCTCCGAGCATGAGGGCGTCAACGATGGGGGTAACATGACGTTTGAGTGCACTGTACGAGAGTCCCGGTTGTAGAGTACGGCAAGCCAGTAGGAACTGGCGGACACGAGTCCCGAGATGA